CAGGCGCGTTTTTCGAGGGACATTACCCGACTAGGAAGGCCATGTTTGACGCGGGATTTAACAAAATCTTCTTTGACCAGGTCATGGAAAATTTCAGGAAAGGGACATATCCGGTCCAGTTTTACCATGCATTCCCAAAAGCTCAGGTGGTCGACATTGGCAAAATCATAGGCCCCGAACTCATGGGGACATTGTCCCATAAGCCAATTCGAACCGTAACTGCACAGTATACACTGGGTCAGATTATGGATGGGATGTTATTCTTAATGCGCAACAAGATTCCCACGCCATTCACAACAGGAATCACCTCCGGGTTGCCCATGAACCAAAGTTTGGTCCAGATCTACGAAAGAATAGAGGACCATATGAGGAAAACAGGGGGACTCCCTTTTGAAAGTGATGGACATGAATTTGATTCTCGTTTACGTGTTGCTTTTCGAGCCTTGAGTCATCTGGGAACACTCGGGGCAGCCGACTCATGCAATGCCAAGGCCTATTCGAGTTGGGTGGCAGCCAAGTACGAGGCGGAGCAAAGTTGCTGGATCTTCAACTTGTGTACTCCTACATATGAGTCTGCAGCCTTCGTAGTGCCCAACGAGACAACACGCATTGCCTTGCTCAAAAATGCGAATTTCACTTCATCACTGCACGAGCTATACACTGGCTGTGAGACCTCCCGTCCGAATACAGTACTATTCTCGAGTGAAAAGGAATTGAAAGCGTCTGGACTCGATGAGCGGGTCACTCCATATAAAGGGGTGTACGTGTTGCAAGCTGAACATGATTTTGCCAAGATCACATCAGGGTTTCAACACAGGGTGGTCATGGCCTTCAAGTACCCTTACGACCTCGCGAGAGAACTTCTTGACCACTCAAGGGGCCTTAAAATGGGGATTACCTCCCAGATGTGGCCCAAGAACCGCGGTGGTGCTACGGGCAAACAGTCAACTTCTTGGGACAACTCCCATGCTTGGCGTGCAAGCTTGTTAATGGCACTATGGCTTTATCATGACGGGAAAATCTCACACGAAGATTTGATCAACAAATACTTCGAAATAGGAAATACAGGAGACGACACGATTGGATCAATCGCGTCGCCCAAGACTTTTAAATTGCACACAAAGACTACTGACGAGCCATTCTCAGTAACCAAATTCAAACATTGCGCTGAGCAGATAGGAGTACACTTGGACTTTGATCTCCATACAAGTATTTATGACTTACAATATTGCGGGAAGCGGCTTAAACCCGTGGGCCCCGAGGACCAAAGAGTGTTAGCCATTATCGCAAGGGATATGTATAAGGAGGGTGACGACAAGAGAATCTTGCAGTCCATTGAGACGGCAAGTGCGAAACACATCATTTACCAAGACACAAAGGCGATGATACTGAGAAGGACCTCACAACGTTGGTACCAGGCGGTTTACGGGCCAGACGACAGCGAACCCAAGTTGACACATGCATTAAGGGACGCTGAACGAAAGGCGAAAACAAATCCGAGACTAACCAGACATCCAGTTGATAGTCCTGAGTATCATGAAACGTTGTCGAAACTCATTCGAGATAATTTGGAACCATCGGTAGCGCGAGACTATTTAACGCGCCCGAATCTGCCCTTTAATACGTTCCAGTTCTCTCGAATCGCAACGTTACTGGGCCATGCCGCCCTTACGGCGTTCATAGAACCCGAATACATCCGTTGTGCCTCTGAATTCTGCCCAGATATGAACCGGTTGCATCGTGCATTCGGCCTGGGCGATATCGAATTCAAGTTGGCTGAAGATGACAACGGGTTACCAATAGTGATTCGTACTTATAAACAGGCATCAAATCCAGAGCGAGACATTCCTCTGGGCCAGCACCAATACAAAGTGGGACTGACACGAAAACAACAGGCGTTTTTGGACTGGGTTCAACGACATCCATTCCCCAAATACAGAACTATTGTCAGGATTCACATGACAATAAAGAAGCCTGGTGAAGAACAAGACCATTATAATCTTTGGCTTAGAAAAGTGTCCAAGAAGAACGCATGGCCGGTTGACGAAACAATTCGATTTGGCTTGGACATGTACACCGATTGGCTCCATGACATCCCCCGAGCATGGCACAAGATGGTACCGAGTTTCACTTCGTTACATCCTGAGCCTGTGTTTCAGACAGTGAACTATTACACAGAATGGTTCATTTTCAAATCACAACGTCCGAGTTCCCTGGGGGGAATGGAATCTCTAATTCGCGAGTCACCATATGGGGTGACGAGCGATGGTGTTGAATTCTGGAGGAGGTACCACACAGACGAAGAATTTCGTAAGGCGGGAGAAAAAATTTCCACAGCCTGGTACCAAACAATGGTTATCATCCAAGCTCTGGTTTACGCTTGCTTATATCCAATTGAAAGAATGGTCCTAAGATTACCTGTCATAGGAATTCTCTTCCGACTAATGCTATTCATGTATGTGGACATGCCCAAATTGTATTCACTAGTAGGCATTTGGTCATGGTTAGCAGCAGGTAAGGCGGATCGAACCCTCGCGGGATTGATGCCAAGAGACCCTTACATGTGGAGTAAACGATTTTGCGCGACCCTGGTAGACAGAGTGCCAATATGGATGATCGGTTGGTTGCCTCTAGGAAGACTGATTGAATGGCTTCCTCCAGCAATCCGAGAAGTCGCTGAATTCTTCAGACGCACCCAGGAATTGAAAACTTGGCCTGATAAGAAAGCAGGAGGAAGTACAGACAACCCATGGCAACGGCCAATGGCCCAGTTCTTCGAAGAAGCTAAGGCGGCACATCAGAATGGCAAATCATATGTTGCGTATGTCGGTGCGCCGACAGGAACAGGGAAATCGTCATATGCCTTATGGGCTGCTCTTACAATCAATCCAAGGCAGGCACCACGGTCCCAGCGCATTTGGCTAGTTTTACCATTCAAAGTGCTACGAGACGATTGGAACAATCCGACCAAAGGAATAATTCCCCACCAGGTTCTGCTTCCTGGTGTGAGAATTGACCCCTTGGCACGAATTCTCGTATGCACTTATGGTCATTTCATAAATCGCATGCACGAATGTAAAGACGGCGATGATTATTTCTTCGACGAGGCGCATATAACGTCGCCTGAACAAATTATCGCCATTAATAATATACTAGACTGCGAGTCATTCCAGTCGCGAAAGATCACTTTAACGCCGCACACCCAACGGGTGTTTTTGCTCACGGCAACTCCGCCTACTAAGCGATTCCCACATTTCGACGCCGAAGAGAGGATCAGGTACCTTGGCGAGAAAGAAGGAATCAAACGAAGATTTGAGACAGAGGTAATACGTATGGAAGGCGATGTGGCGACCAAACTTCAATGGGTATATGACCGCTGGCCAGAAAAAGCTCAAAGAGCTTTAATCGTGGTACCCACAATCACTGAGATCCCGGCGCATATTGCCAAGATCCAGAATATACCTGGCTTGAAGAATATTAAAATTACGGAAGTCAGTTCCAACAACCGTGTCGTGCCAAAAGAGGGTATAATCATTGCCACTACCATTGTTGACGCTGGACTTGACATTGAACCTCCCGCTCTCTGTGTGATTAGCGGAGGAACAGCAAGGTGCTTCCACAAAGGTCAAGAACTCAAAGTGAATCGAAAGATCCCTTATACGAGTCAAAGCCGAATGTTGCAACGTCGTGGGCGGACAGGGCGGAACGCGCCAGGTTTATCAATCGAACACCCAAAGGAAGGGACCGGGCCAGAACCATTACCTTATGGTGCGCCAGCAAGATTTGCAGAAAAGTCGGTAGCCGACTACTGTGAAGTACAGCAATTGGGCGCCTTCCCTGCTCTTGCGCCCGAGGGAACGGTGATCGAATACAATATCGCTAATCCTACAGAAGTACAAAAGGCTGAAATGCTTAACTCGAAGCCTTTGGTTGCAGCCCTTCCCTTCTTCCGAATTAATCAAGATAAGGAAGTTTGGAAAAAGTTCCAAACCGGGGATTCGAATGCTGCCGAGACAGTCAAAGGCATGACACACATCGCTTTGATGTGGCTAGCCGGAATCGAAACAGACGAGCTACTTAAATGGTATAACGCAATTAACGTTGACCATAAACAATTACCCGAGGATTTTGAAATGGTATCAAAGATAATAAGCAGGGAGGTTGGGACCAGCGTTACAAGTTTTGATGTTGCCATGGCAGAGGTCCGAGGGAACGGATTCGAATGGTATCTCTTGGGTGACAAGAAACACCCTTATAGAATACTTCGAACTGCACTCATCCGTCCGGTTAACGACGAATGGGAAGAAGCTCAAAGCATCGAAGGGGTTTTCTTTGCTGAACCAGAGGACACCACCGTCCTAACGGCAGCTGAGCAAATCGCGCGATTGCACAAGCTCTCAACTGAAAATAGTTGGGCGGCAACAAAGAAGCTCATTAAACTCCACGTTTGCCCATGTGGAAATCAAAAGGACATACACATGCAAAAATGTTCTTATTGCCAAATGCAAGCTCAGCCCCGGCAACTTAAAACAGAGTTGCAGCGAAGACAAGCGGTGAGAATCGCTAATGATCTCACAAAGAAAGGGAAAAAGACTACCGTCCCCATCCCACGTAAATAGCTCAAATCGGTGACGAGACATTCTCACCAAAACGTCGGCCGAATCCTATTCGTAAGTCCGAACCTGATGGAAGTCAGGACAAAACTTCCTTACGGTGATACCCTTAACTTGGGAAAGTCACCATCACGGTCCTTCATACTCCTTAGAGGAGCAAAGATTCAACATAATAAATCAGAATGACCTATTAAATTCTGTACAACATCCCGAGGCCAATAACACAATTCCGAAGACGTAACAAGTAGGAATGTGCGAAAGGTACAGGATGTAATCCGACGATCAAGTCGGCACTCAATTATGCTCCCTTCTAGCTGAAATGCTAGATTGAATCGGTCCGCTACCTTGCTATGACCCATGGAACGCATCTGGAAAGCCCTTACGAGACTACCAGATAACGTCCTACGGAGAAGCTTTATGGAATTTCTTTAATTCCTTAGGTATCAAACGCGGTTTACGTACAATCATCAAGAGTGTCACCTATAGTAGTACAGATACATAGGTGAAGTCCCCAAAGAAAGGTGCTACGAATTATGTCTCAAAGATATACGTAAGCTCCGATAGGGGACACAGAAAGAGTGCAAGAGAACCCTCCAACCCAAAATTCGGCGTAGCTGTGCGGGTAGGAGAAGCTCTAGCTTTTTCTTTTTG